AAAGCCACATTGATGATTGGAACAGAAGTAGGAATCATATCCTTCTTCTTAAAGAACTTTGATTCAGATAGAATCGCAGAGTCTTTGATAGTTGAGTTCTTTTTAATTTTTTCTAGTATGCTTGCCATATTAACCTTTCAGGAATTCTAGTAATTTCTCTTCCGTAACCATGCCAACTTGTCGTCTGATTTCTCTTCCTGTGTCATCAACTAAAACCATAGTTGGAACAGATCGAACTTTATATTCTTGAGCCATCATCATCTCATTATCAATATCATATTCCTCAATTGGAATATCAATCTTATCTTTTGCACCATTAATAATCATTGTAAGTCCTTTGCATGGACCACACCAATCAGCATAAAATTTTAATATCTTCATTTATATCTCCTATTATACAATAACTTTTGTTGTAAGGCAACTATGGATTGTTCTTGGAATGTGGAATATCAAACACAAATGTAATGCGAACTACATCACCAACATTCTTAGTTCCATGCGACAGTTTATTATTAAACCATATTAGATCACCTGCATCGATCTTTACAGATTCTCCACCAACAGTGTAAACATATGAACCCTGTATTGCAAGATGGTATCGATCTCTTGTTTGGTAGTAACTACCAATATCAATATGCTGTCCAACTTCTCCACCAATCGGTAGTGAAAGGAATCCACATCTATCAAACTTCTTAAAGTTGCGTTTTAAGAATCCTACAATCTCTGTGTGTCTATTATACGCTGGTGTTTCTACAGATACTTCACTGTCACCTACATATTGATTTAGGTCTTTTACAGCACCGAGTTTTAATTGAAGAACACCTGCTTGCACTGCAGGGAATCCATACTCATTAACTAAATCATGCACACCTTCAATGTCTTTCTGAGCACCCCAATCAGCTGGGTATTGTTGCAGCTGATTCAGTATCTTAGAAACATTGATACCTTTTTTGATAACTCTAATGTTAGCCAAAGAAGTCCTCCAATGAACTTTCTTCTTGAGTCTTCCAGCCTAGTGGTTCAATGACAATCTGTAATGCATCGAGGAATACCTTCTCAAACATCTTGTCATAATCTATGTATGATTCTAATTTAAACTCTTTTGGTAACACCTGTGGGAATGCAATCACATCTTCCTGCAGCGGATTCGGAGTGCGCACGTACACAAACTTAATCTTATCTCCATCACGGATTGGTTGATACTTCTTGTCAACACCCATACGTTTACAGTGATGATTGAACAACAATGCGCCACGAACATGGATTGGTGTACCCTTGGTATAAATCGGAGAGCCAGCATACTGCTTCAATCCATTTATACCTCTAGGGAAAGCAATCTCTTGGATCGGTAATTTGTCAAATTCTTTTCTAAACTCCATAACATATGTATGTAGATCTTTTTCATCCCCTGCGAGAATAACCTGAAGTGATTCACGCAACTTTCCACGAATAATCGCAGGTGTAGATGACTTAACCATCTCAAGACCCATAACTTTTATCTTAGGTTTGGCGAACTGAACTCCTTCTGAGTTGTGTACATTAATGATATATCGTTTCTTTGCAGTCCAGATGGCTTTGTCTGCAAGAACTTCTCGCTTCATGACCATCTTCTGACTATAAGCATTCATATAATCTGACAGTTCGGTGTAGCCCTGATCAATGAATGGCTGGAAAACCTCTTCACATATTTTATCCATGTACTTGATTTTCTGCTCAGTGTTTTTACCTTCGCAGACTTTCTCGATGAGATGTTCGAGTGTAAGATAAATCGAGTCAGTGTCAATCGCAATCACAAAGTCTTGACCCTCTGTCTTGAGAGTCTTGTTAAGGAATGCATTCAACTTGTTTGCCATCCAACGAATGGACAACTGACCAGAAGTCGTAATACCCTCTGCCATACGAATATCAAAGTAGCGGAAGTATTGATTACCCATCGCACCATAAGCAGAGTTGAGAGCAATCTTCATTGCCATCTGTAGGTTGTTGAGTCGACTAATATCTTTTAGCAGATGAACTTTAGTCTTATCGTTTTGATATTCCTGTTCAATCTTCAACATCTGTTTCTTAAACTTGGAACGATTGATATACATCTCCTCCATCAACTCAGGCATAAACCCTTTGATGTCTTTNCGATATGTCCAACCATTCGCAGTCATGGCGAGGTTTCTTCGTTTTAGATAATCTGTATCAATCTCTTTGTTGAGTAACTTGTCAACAGTGACTGACAACTTCTCGGATGTAAGAGTTTCTGGACTGATGTTATACTGCATAATCAAGTGAGGATACAGACTGTTAAGGTCAAAGGAAACAACCCACTTGTGCATACCAATCATTGGATCTTTTACATAAGCACCTTCGAACTGTGAATCTTTTCCAGAGTAAGTCTTTGCTGGAATGACAATACCTTTCTTACGCAGGTGATTGTAAATGATAGTGTCCCACATACGAACCTGAGAGTAAACATCTTCAGGATTAATCTTCGCATTGTATGCCATGGTCAGATGCAACTCAAGCAGACGCATCTTGTCTTCGAGTTTGTCAACCAACTCTACGTCATGAATGTTATACTCAACAAAGTCTTTCCAGTAGTTTGTATAGAAATCTTTGAAGTCATTTCCTGGATTCTCTTTCTTCTTGTCGCCCAATTCTTCTTGCGCAATGTAATCCAAACGATANGACTCTTGCTTTGTATATGTATATTTCTTNTAAAGTTCGAGATAGTCCAGCTGAGAAATACCTAGAATGTCATAGTGAATCTCTTCATTACCTTTAATGAAAGTCTTTCGTTGATTGACATAACCCCATGGACTAATCTTGTTGGCAAATGTATCGCCCAACTCTCGCTGAATACGATGAATCAAATAAACATTATCAAAGAAGTCTGTGTTCCAACCAGTGATGACATCTGGATAGTTACCCTGCCACCAAATCATAAACTCTTTGAGCATGTGTTGTTCGTCACGACAGTTGATCATGGTAACATCAGAACGAGTAGACTTATACTCACCATACTTTGTTTGAGCAAAGGTAACAACCTTCTTGGATTGAAGATCCTTAATGGTGATTAGAAGAACCTCTTCATTGGCAGACTTGATATCTGGAAATCCATTCTCAGTTTCAGTTTCAATGTCAATAGTGTAGACTTTAATCTGTTCCATATCCCAGTTGACATCGTCTTCGTAAGTGTCACTGATATATTGATATGCGTAGTTGGTGTTACCGTAAACTGGGAATCCTTCAACACCTTCGTAGCGTTTAAGGAAGTCACGAGTCTCACGGATACCTCCAGGTTTTATTTCATCAACGAATGTATCTTCCAGAGTTTGCCATTTTGATTCAACCTTAGAAGTGACAAAAAGCGTAGGATAGAAATCTATCTTACGCTGATATGCCCTGCCATTTTGATATCCTCTAACGAGGATCTTGTCGCCCACTGGGTGGACGCTGGTGTAAAATTCCATTAAACTTGTTTTTCCATACATTAGTTGCATTGCGTCAAGTGCGCAGTCGTGGACAGGATGATGCTTGATAACTTCGTGTCGTTTGAAGAGAGGATGGTCTACTTCTACATAGCCATTTGTAGTTCCAAACATAATGTCAACTGCAGTTCTGACATCTCTCCACATATTATACCCTGTAATCTCTTGCAAGGCAAATTTAACAGCAAGCGAATCAATCGCCATCTGGTCTAGTGAACCTCGTGCCCACATCGTTTGTTTATTTGCATTTGGAAAATGCTTCATGTAATCATAGAACTTTTGCATTCCATTTTCAACAGTCATGTCTTCACGAGATGGATCAAGAGAAGTCTTACGAACATATTCGTGTTGACCTTTCCACCACTCAAGCGTGGACTTTGATGCAGTACGACCAACACCCATCTGTTCCTTGACATCGAACTTTACAAAACATGCATTGTCCAATAAGTCTTGATAGGTTGGTCGTTTCTCTGGATCAAAGTGAACCATAGCTGCAGAGAGAACCACACAATTGGATTCTACTCCCAGCGTTTCCACATCGAACATGAACATTAGAATCCTCTGCCTTCACCATCTTTAGTAAAGAATGATTTAATCTTTTGCTCTTTAGTCCAACCAGAAGTATAATCATTATCTTCATCACAAAGAGCGATGGCTTCTTCTTCAGTAAGAACACGATGCGATGTGATCACTTCTGGTAATGCAAATTGAGAAAACTCTTTTGCATCTTCACAGGTAACATCATCCATGGCATACTCAGGATTAGTGGCAGGTGCTTCAACCATGTAACGCAGACGATATGACTGAATTGCTTCCACCAATACCCACACCGAACCTTCTTTGAGTTTAGTTGGTGATTCCAACTCTTCAATACGAGCAGTCAATACGCTAACAGCAGTATTGAAATGACCAGTACCCTCACTGTACGGATCGTAACGATCAAGTAGAACCTGTCGTTCTTGTTTCAACATCTCAATATATTCTTTACTCATTAATCATCTCCTTAGTTAAACCCAACGAATTCTTCAATGCTTTCTCAGCAACTCTCAATCCATATTCCATCTCATATCTTTGTTGTCTCAACAATGAAATTTCACGAGATTGTTTTGTATTCTGTTCATACAACTCTGTGGTATCTTTCTTGAGTTGTTGAACCCAAGTAGTTACTTTATGAATAGTAACCCACGAACCATCGGCAAGTTTAGTATGACCATCACGAGTACGAAATTCATCAGTCCATCTTTCACCAGTTTTATAACTTGGCATTGGATCAAACAAAAACAATTCTTGTTGTTCTAATTTTCGTAGGAGAACATCAAAGTTTTCTTCAATCGTATCTTTACCATAAAACATTATTCATCTCCCTCATCAGATTCATATTCTTCTTCACGACCAGACATTGCTGCATGGATGTCACAAAGTGTGCGATGCCATCCATCGGTGTATGTTTTTCCTGGAGCACCACACTCTTCACAGGTACGATAACTCATAGACTCTGCGAAAGAAATATATTGATAGTGTTTGTCTGTTGCAGCTTGAACATAGAATCTAAGTCCACCAAACTTTTCTTTAACTTGAGAAGCAACTGGAACCTTCAATTCTTCTTCTTCCATCTTTGCTTTGCGTTCATCAATCAGTTCTTGGGTGATAATTTTACCAACTGGATCTCCATCAGGTTTAAAACCATATGTTGGTTGATCAACTTTATCTTTGATATATTCATACTGACTTTTTGCAAAACGATATTCAGAAGTCAATAGACCACAGAGAACATCGATGATGTTATACCAACCATCACCGCATTCAAGTCCCCAGCACATGGCTGTGGTGCGCATATCCGCATTACGATCTTTGAAGATCAGCGGATACTTTGCACAGAGTGCTTCGTCTAGTTCTTTTCTCATGACCAAGTCCTATGATTTTCAGCTACATGTTCAAGTCCATCGTATTCATGAATATGCCATTCAACATCGTCAGGAATTTCTACGATGGCAATCTCTGCAGCGAAAGAGTTTGCTCTATCACCCATCTCTTCGATGACTGCGATCAAATCTGGATCTGCACGATCCTGAGTCATTTCATAATCACTTAGGTAGTGGTCATCACTACCAGAGTGACCTGCCTCATAGTAAGATGCGCCAATGAATGAACGACCTTCTTCTGGTTCAACTTTGTCGAATGCAATACCCTTACGATCTAATAAATTCTCAAACGCTTCATTTGAGATACCGAATCCACCAAAACATCTATTAATTGCTACTTTCATTTTATTACCTTTGAGTTGTCTGCAATATCTTTGTCGTCACGCAGTTCAATGAACACTGGAAGGAACAATGATTCTTCTCCAGCTTTGTTCTTGATACGACTATTATACTTCACTGCCACGATTTTGTCAACTATATTTTCTTTCCAATATTGCTTTCTTTGAGCATCATTGAAACCAGATCCTACATTTACCTTTACAATTGCATCTGCTGATTCGCAGATAATTGCACCAAGCATACCTACTGCTTTACCTTTACCTTCTTCAACTGCAACAATCTTAAGATCGCATTCCAATTCACCTTTGAATTTAATCTGAGTCTTGCTTCGTTTGTCTTCCCAAACACCAGCACCATCCTTAAGAATGAT